GCAGGTCAACCACCGACGAGCTTAGAGCGTAAAAGATCAACGTCTCCAACTCAAAGGTGAAACCGTTTCCCATCGAGGATACCTTCCGGAGATGAACAAAGTCACCGGAAGGCAGAACGACGGTCGGACTCCTCATTTGCTCAATGAGGGCCGTCCATTCGGGTGGGAGTAGCAATCTAACGAGTTCCATGTGAATGGAATCGCTAGCGCTGCTGAGGTCAACCGTTGCCAGTTGACCATTCGCACTACCTACGCGAGCCAGGTCCGCATTGCGTTCCTGGGCATCGGGTAGCAATAGTCCCCACCGTTGAAGCCGATTGCGGATAACCGCGCCGAGCCCTTTCTGAAAGAACATATTCAGATCTGGTTCGATACAGATTACCCTATCGGTCTTCGCGTTCTTCGGAACAGTGGTAAGCCTCGCGCCTCCAACCACATCTGCCGTAAACGGCCAGGTAGGGTATGCTGCTTTCGCAGTGGAAGCAAGTAACGAGGCGTTGTACGTCAGTTGGGGATTCTCTGCCCCAAATTTGTACGCAGCATCACCGCGCGCCCTAGACTGAGAAGTCGAGGCCCCGGGACCGAACGCAAAGCGAGCCTCAACTTCGTTGAGGTCAAGCTCTCCGAGGATCTTTTCGATTTTCTTACGTGCCGTCATCTCGACTGCACGTAATGTCGTCCGTTTACTGGCGGACGACACGATTGGATTCTCGTTGAACTTGATCCCAGCTAGTTTTAGCTCAACCTGCCAGAATTTCTCCAAGGCTACAGCGGTACGATCTATGCCGAGATCCCATTCCGGGTATTTCGACATCAGTTCGGCACACAGGTAGTCCCGGGAGAAACCATCTGCATTCGTATAATCCATTGGATTTACGGTAGCAGACACAATCGCGGCGTAGTTGCGGCTCCCAAGGTGGGAGTGCAACTGCATCGCGAGTTCTGATTGCGCCGACAAATACATAGCCGACGCAATTTCCGGTCCTAGACAAGCAGACTGACGGTACAGGTCCCTCAAAGGACCAGCAACTTTTTGCTTCTTCTTCATGGGTTAAAACCTCATAGGAGTGAAGTGAACCGCAGACTACGATCAACCCAGCCAGGGAAACCAGCTGAGCATAACGTAGACCATTGCCCCGCCGGAAAGGACTCCGGCGTAAAAGGCCCAACGCACAATCCGAAAAGTGTACAACACTCACTTAGTACAGATTGTTTTGGTTCTCGACCATGTCGATGAACGAAGCGTCGTTGATGATACCGGAGACAACCTTACGGATGTCCTTCCGGTTCTGCAGGGTTGCTTTGTCGCTGACGATGAACTCCACCGTCGCGCGATTAATGTACCCAGGCACCGTACGCGTCACCCCATTGACAGTCTCGTCATAGGTGACCGGCCAAGACAAATTCAGCCGTGTACGGTAGACCTTGTCCTTCTGCCCAATCAGAGGAGCACGCTGGAGAAGGGCCAGGATCTTATGACCCAGGCTCGACTCAGCGCTCTTCTCGGCCAGGTAGGCGGTGTCCCCATCAACCTTCGAAGGACTGAAGGTGAGGTTAACCGGGGTTGCAGCTGCATCAGGTACAACAATCGTGGTAAGATCCACGCATCTCTCCTTTAGGAGTGGTTGAGTTAGATCATGTCACTTGATCTTGTATCTTATCGGGGCCAGGAAGGCCGACGCTAAGAGTGCAAGACCGTTTGCGACATGAAGGTGAGACGACCCGGTATCAAACTCGGGTCGTGGTACATCAGGTGGGTCCACGTACGTTACCCTATTAAAATACATACGCCGTCCCTTCCCTTCCACAGAAACGTGGTGGGTCCAGTTCCTATACCAAGAGGTATTTGTACTGGGAGGTTCGACGTGTGCATCGATAGGGGTTCGTTCGTCTACCACCTTATACGACCGGGAACCGCCCTTTAATTTCCAGCCTTTAACGGCATCGAGGAGATGAAAATAGTCTCCTAAGGGTAGGCTCCAGTCGAGGACGAAGGAAAAGGGCATCAGCTCCCACGCTAACTCGAAGGGGTTTGTTAACCCCAGTTGAGTCAAAACGTCGGGACTGATAGGATCGCTTCGCACGAAGTCGAATCTCGCATACATTTTCTCTGTACGCTTGATCCGCTCCGTGAGTCTTAGAGAAGAACCGGACAGGCCAGAGAGTGCATCGTGGGTGATAACCCTATCGATGTACTGTGGCTTACGACCAGTCTTCTTTGAGACAAAAGCGACTAGACGGGATCCATCCGCCTCGATTTCATTATGATGCTTCACAGCGCCATATATGTCACCGAGGAGGGGTTTCCAGCCATACTGCATTTCGAGCCAGAAGTCAGAAATACCTTCTGGTCGCAGTTTGGCACGGAACCTCCTTTGGCCGCGGACCAAACCTAGATGCTTGAGAGCCTCTAGGCCGTCTAACCTTTTCAACG